GGGAAGATTTTCCCTGAAAATGGCTCGGCTAGGCACTATCAGGAATGAAACAAATTGAAATGGCTCAATTGGGAGAGATTGCCCGAGTCAGGGACGAATCGACTTACCGAGGTGTGGCAGAACCGCGAATTCACACAAAACTTAACAATTTACCCTCACTAGGCGAGCAAATGATTAAATTTTGTGAAGAAATCGGCTTTGAGCTTATGCCTTGGCAGCAATGGCTGGCTCATCACAGCTTAAAACAAAAACCCGATGGCCGATGGGCTCATCCAGTAGTCACCTTGCTCTGCGCTCGGCAACAGGGGAAATCAACCTTTATGGCGCTTCAAATTCTATTTAGAATTTATGTGTTAAAGGAGAAGCTTCAAGTTCATACTGCTCATAAGCTAACTACATCAGCAGAGCTCTTTTATAAGATTTATGGAATTATTGAACAGAATCCAAGGCTAGCTGCTGAATTTACTAAGAAGCTGGAAAGTAAAGGCTTTCAAGAGCTTCAATTTACTGAAGGTAGGCGATATATCGTCAGGGCCAATAACTCGGCTGGTAGAGGCATTGCAGCCCCTGAAACGATACACCTAGACGAAGCCCGAGAGTATAAAGATGAAGATGTTTGGTCTGCCTTGCGATATACGCAGATGGCTAGTCCAAATCCTCAAATATGGGTTTATTCAAATGCTGGAGATCAACACAGCATCGTTCTAAATAAACTAAGGGAAAGAGCGATGGCTGCCATATTTGGTAGCAATGATGATATTGGCTGGTTTGAATGGTCAGCGCCTCAAGGCATTAAGTTTGATAACTCGCCAGACTTTTGGCTAGGTGTCTGCCAAGCTAATCCATCATTAGGCATAACAGTTCATCCAGATAATATTCGAGCAGTCCTGTCAGACCCCGAGGATATTGTGCGCACAGAAGTTTTATGTCAATGGGTCGATACCATAAATCCAGTTATCAATCCGTCTCAGTGGGATAGTTGCAGAGTTGAGGGACTTCGACTCAACCCTGAGGCAGATACTTGGCTGGCTATTGATCTAAGCCCTAGCAGAAAAGAAGCGGCGCTAGTCGCTAGCCAAAGACTTGAGGGCGATAAGTTCCAAGTCATATTGCTTCAGACTTGGAGTAATCCAGCCAATTTGGACGATAAAGCAATGGCTAATGATGTAGCAGAATGGGTGCGCAAGTATCCAGTTCAGCTAGTTGCCTATTCAGCCAGAACCGCGTCAGCGGTCGCAGCTAGATTAGCTCCTGCTGGTATTAGGGTTGAGCCAATAGATGGACTTGATTATGCCCAAAGCTGCGATGAATTACTGGGAGCAATTTCATCTCAGCGGTTAGCTCACTCGGGACAGGAAGAGCTGACCAAACAATGCCTATCCGCTGTCAAACTCCCTTTCGGTGATGGCGGGTGGGTAATGGGTCGCAAGGTAAGTAATACGACAATCTGTGGAGCAATTGCTTCAGCTTTAGCAACACACTATGCAACAATGTCTGAAACTAGCGTTGATATCCAAATAGTGTAAGTCGGCTCGCTTACAATGTAAGCAATGGGTGCTATAAGAGATTTCCTATTTCCAGCAGTTGAGGCCAAGCGCCCTATTGCCGTTACTGATGTTCAAGCAGCTTTAACACCAGTTCAGATTTCAGATTCAGTTTATAATATTCTCGGCGGTGCAACTAATACCACTCGCCAATTAGCAATGAGCGTTCCATCTGTTGCAAGAGCTCGCAATATCATTTGCGGAACTATTGGCTCATTACCTTTAACAACTTTTAATCGTATCACTGGCCAGTATGTTGATCCACACAGAGTTATCAATCAGCCAGACCCAAGAGTTGCAGGATTTGTAATCTATTGCTGGCTTGCAGAAGATATCTGGCTATATGGCGCTGGTTATGGTCAAGTTCTCGAGATGTATAGCGCAACCGATGGCGGACGCGTCAGAGCTTGGACTCGCGTAAGTCCAGACCGCGTTACAGTTGATACAGATTTCCTTAACACCACAATTACTGGATATAAAGTTGATGGTAAAGCAGTTCCGCTTAGTGGCGTAGGTTCAATCATAAGATTTGATGGTGGAGATGAAGGATTGCTTCACAGAGCTGGCAAAACAATTGCTGCAGCTGTTTATCTTGAGAACGCAGCAGTAAATTATGCTAAAGAGCCAGCACCTTCAATGGTGTTAAAGTCTAATGGCACTAATCTAACTGCCGAAAGAATTTCATCCTTGCTAACTGCTTGGAAAACTGCTAGACAAACTCGCTCAACAGCTTTCCTAAATGCAGATGTTGATTTACAACAATTTGGCTTTGATCCTAAATCAATGCAACTTGCAGAGGCGCGTCAATATGTAGCACTAGAATTAGCTCGGGCCTGTGGAATACCTGCCTACTTCTTGAGCGCCGAAACGACTTCTATGACTTACTCAAACGCGGTGTCCGAGCGGCGCTCATTAGTAGATTTCTCACTTCGCCCAATACTTAAGGCAATTGAGGAACGCCTATCATTGCCGGACTTCACACCTAATCCAGTAATGACGCGCTTTGCACTTGATGACTTCCTACGCGGTAACGCGCTAGAGAGAGCTCAAGTTTATGAAATCCTAAACCGCATTGGCGCGATGAGCGTTGAGCAAATTCAGCGAGAGGAAGATTTGATTCCAAATGAAAGTTAATATCCCAATGGTCGTTACAGCGGCCGACACAATTAAACGCACCATAACTGGAACTATTGTGACTTGGAATGAGCAAGGCAATACTTCAGTTGGCCCAACAGTCTTTGCAGCTGATTCAATCGAAATGAAGCCAGTTAAACTGCTTCTTGAGCACGACCGCACTCGCCCAATTGGCAAGATGGTCTCTCACAATGTAACTAAGTCTGGCATCGAAGCTACTTTTAAGATTGCCAATACTATGGCTGGAGAAGATGCCCTAATTGAAGCAACTGAAGGCTTACGCGATGGATTTAGCGTTGGAGCCCAGATTAATGAATGGACAAACAACAAAGGCGTTATGCAGATTACCTCAGCAACCCTAGATGAAGTATCTCTAGTAACTGATCCTGCAATTGATTCTGCTCGCGTAAGCGAAGTAGCAGCTTCTGAAAATGAAGCACCTAAAGAAGATTCTGATTTAGCAACCGCTGATTCAGAGAACCCAAACGAAGGAGACCAAGTGTCTGACACTACTGCTCCTGCTCCTGCCGTTGAAGAAGCGGTTGAAGCAGCTAAAGCAAATATGGTTGAGGCGTCTCGCCCAGCCTTTTACACAGCACCTCGCCTTGAATTCACCAAGGCAAAATATCTTGAGAATAGCGTCCGCGCTAAACTCGGTGATGACGCAGCTCGCCAGTATGTTATGGCAGCAGATGACACCACAACAAATAACGCTGGCTTAATTCCAACCCGTCAGCTAACAGAGATTGTAAATCCTCTCTCAAATGCTGATCGTCCAACGATTGATGCAATTTCTCGCGGTGTCTTACCAGATGCTGGTATGACTTTCGAGATTCCAAAGCTAACAGTAGTTCCAACAGTTGCAGATGTTAATGAAGCTCAACCAGTTGGTGAAACTGGAATGGAGAACAGCTTTATATCAGTTTCAGTCAATAAGTATGCTGGCGGCCAGACTTTCTCAGTAGAGTTACTAGACCGAAGCTCACCAGTATTCTTTGATGAGCTAGTGCGCCAAATGGAATTTGCTTATGCAAAAGCCACCAATGCTTTCGTAACTGGCGAAATTGCTAACAACGGAACTCTAAATGCAACAGCAACCACAGAAGATAAAGATGGTTTGCTAACCTTCGTATCAACAGGTGCTGCTGCAGTTTATAAAGCATCACTTGGCTTTGCTCGCAACTTAGTAGTAAGTGCTGAGCAATGGGCCAAGATTATGTCCTATAACGATGCTGGACGCCCTATCTATACTGCGTCACAACCACAAAACGCTGGTGGAGTAGTATCCCCACAAAGCATCCGCGGAAATGTGTTAGGTCTTGATCTTTATGTAGATCGCGCAATGGGTGGAACTGGTGGAACTGGCCTTGGAGATTATTCAATGGTAGTTCTAAATCCAGAAGGTTACACTTGGTATGAATCAAGCCGCTTCCGTCTCCAGACCAATGTTGCACTAAATGGTCAGATTGAAGTTGCTTACTATGGCTATGGCGCACTTGCAACCAAGGTTGGCGCTTCAGCTAACTGGTTCAACAAGAGCTGATAATCCCTAATAGTGACGGCCAGTCCGCTCCCGAGCTGGCCGCTCACCTAACTGCTTGAAAGGATGACGAAATGCCAACAATAGTTACGGCCACAGAGCTTAGGACGATTCTTGGCGTTTCGTCATCCCTATATCCAGATGCTTACCTAAACGATATTGTCGATGCTTCAGAGAACTTAGTTCTGCCAATGCTGGTCACTTTTCAGAGCAAAATAAACAAAGTGAAGCTTGAAAATAATGTCGCTTACTTTGAGACTGCAACAATCCAAGAATTCACTCAGGGCCAATCCGTAATTATTACTGGCTGCGGATCACCATTTAACGGCACTCACACAGTAACCGATGACGAAATTTCAGATTATGTCTTTACAGTCGCAATCACCAATGCAGATATATTGGAAAAGAATGTTATCCCAGCAGGAAACGCTGCGCTCTCTGGACTATCAACCTATGTCGGAAATGCCAATGCTGAAGCTGCAATTCTGGCTATCTCAGTCGAAATCTTCCAAGCTAGAACAGCCGCTGGTGGATCAATAGAAGGCGTAGATTTTGCAGTAACCCCTTACCGCCTATCTAAAAATTTACTTGCCAAGGTAACTGGCCTTTTAGGGCCTTATCTTGATGTTGAGACAATGGTGGGCTAATGCCAGCAAGCACAATTGCCACAGATGTCAGAGGCGTTCTCAAAACTGCCCTATCTGGTCTAAGCGCTAATATCTACGACTCAGTTCCTGAAGCGCCTATTGTCCCAGCAATTATTGTCATTCCAGACTCGCCCTATATGGAGCTTGAAGTCTTGGGAAAAGCCACAACTAGAGTTAAATTGAATTACACCATAACCGCTTGCGTTGCTTATTTTAGCAATGCAGCAGCTTTAGATAATTTAGAGCAAATGGTCATTAGTATTCTTGGAGCCTTAAATGCTTCCAAGTATGAGTTATCGACAGTCGAAAGACCATCAGTAACTGAAGTAGGAAACACAACCCTACTAGTTTCAGATATCCGCTTGAGCGTCCGCTACGAGCAAACCGCATAGGAGATACAAATGCCAACCACAGTAATAACTGGGCGCGATGTGAGTTTTACCATTGGGGGTAATAACTTTGACGCTCAAACAACTTCAGCCGTTTTAAGTTGCGACACAATTATCGAGACTTATCAAACTCTTGATGGTCGCGCTTATAAGTCTGTAGATAAGCAATGGACTTTCACAATTGAACTATTGCAGGATTGGGGAGCGACTGGCTCTCTATTTGAAATTATTTGGGGCGTTGCAGAATCAGCACCAAATACTACAATTTCAACAGTATTCACAGCTGCATCAGGCGCAACTTTTACATTTAATGTTTTGCCAATCTTCCCAACTGCTGGTGGAGCTGCTCCCGGAGCACTAACCGACACTTGGACGATGACAGTTGTTGGACAACCAGCGGAGTCCTTTACCTAAGAGATCGGAGCATCGGGAGCTATGAAAATATCAATCACAATTAAATACAGCTCAGGCGAATCAGTTACTTACCAAGCTGGCTTGCCAGAATGGGCTAAGTGGGAACGCAAAACTGGTAAGTCGATTTATTCAATGAAGGATATCTCGGCCTACCAGCAAGCGGACTTCTTAGACCTTGCCTACTTTGCGTATAAGCGCGAAGCAGCAGGGAAACCAACCAAGTCTCAAGAGATTTGGGAGCTGACAGTTGAGGAAATGACGATTGGAGATGAAAGCCCAAAAGTTACGAGTCCGGAAGCATCAACCGACTAATCATCGAGATTGCTATCGCAACTGGGATTCCGATGCCTTACTGGACAGATATAGACCAAGTATTAACGGCCATAGATATATTAAAGGAGCGTAGCGGTGGCAAGCATTGACGAGCAACGCGTCTTTCAATATGACAAAGGTGAGCTTAGAAAAATAGCGTCCGTAATAAGAAAAATGGGCGATGAAGGCAAAGAGCAAGCTAGAAAAGCTTCTAATGGTTTAGTTGAGTTTGCCGTTAAAGAAATTAAAAACGCAGCAGCTAGTCATCCAAGACCAAAACAAGCACAGCGAATAGCAAATGGAGTTAGAATAAGTAAAAGCTCAGTTGTTGGAGAATTTGGTCTTGGCTTTGCAGGTCAAAGATTTAGTGGCGGTGCTACCACACAATTAAACGAAGGATCAACTCGCGGTCAAAAAGGCATTTTGGCTGGTGTTGAATTTGGTGCAAGAAAACAGAAACAATTTTTGCCTAGAACCCCAAAATTTGGTTTAAGGGGAAATACTGGAACTTTTATTTGGCCAACCCTTAGAAGAATACAACCTGAGATAATAAAAAAATGGGAAGAATCTTTTGCTTCAATTGTCAAGGAATGGGATAAGTAATGGCTGGAAGTAGAACCCTTAAGCTTTCAATCCTTGCCGACATTGATAACCTTAAAAAGAATCTTAATGCTGGAGAGAAAGAAGTCGAAGGCTTTGGCGGTAAGTTAGAGAAGTTCGGCAAGGTTGCAGCAGCTGCCTTTGCAGCAGCAGCAGCGGCAGCGGCAGCCTATGCAGTCAAGTTAGCCGTCGATGGCGTTAAGGCAGCTATTGAAGATGAGGCTGCCCAGCTTCGTTTAGCCAATGCCCTAAAAAATGTTACTGGCGCAACCCAAGCCCAGATTTCAGCAGTCGAGGAGCAGATACTTAAAACCTCACTAGCTACTGGCGTTGCAGATGACCAATTGCGTCCAGCCCTTCAGCGCCTAGCAACTGCAACAGGATCAGTAACCGAGTCCCAAGATTTATTGAATTTAGCCTTAGATATTTCAGCTGCTACTGGTAAAAGTGTAGAAGCAGTATCTAATGCTTTAGGTAAAGCCTATGAAGGCAATACAGGCTCACTAACGCGTTTAGGTATTGGCTTGTCTGCTGCAGAAATTAAAACCCTTGGACTAGAAGGAACTGTAAAACAATTAGCCGAAACCTTTGGTGGAGCAGCTACAGTTCAAGCCAATACTTTTGAAGGTCAAATTGCAAGACTTAAAGTCGGCTTTGATGAAGCCAAAGAATCAGTAGGAGCTGCTTTATTGCCTACCCTTCAAAGACTTTTGGATTACTTTATAAACACAGTTATTCCAAAGTTTATTGAGTTTAAAGACGCCGCATTAAAGCCAGTTACTGACGCAATTGCCAGAAATAAGGATTCTCTAACTATCCTCTATAACTTTATTAAAGACTTTGTAGTTCCCGTATTGATTAACAATCTTGGCGCAGCGCTTAGCTTCATTGGCAAGGTTGCTGGTGGCGTTCTTGATGTAATTGGCTTCGTAGTTAATGGAATAAAGAGCGCGGTAAATTTTGCCATTGATGCAATAAATGTCCTTATTCGCGCTTACAATGCCGTCCCACTTCTTCCTAATGTGGCTACTATTTCCAAGCCTTCATTCTCAGCGCCTAGCACTCCAAGCAGTTCAAGCCTTCCGAAGATTTCAACTGCTCCAAGCCCGAGCCTTCCCCCAGTTCCTAAGCCATCGACCACCCCAAGCGTCCCATCAGGTTCAGCAGTTAGCACTCCCTCAACTCTAGTTCCTAGCGGTAATGCCATCCCTTCTGGATTTAATGTCGCTGGAACAGTTGCAGCCAATAACGCTGGTGTCACTATCAATGTTAATGCCCCAAGCGCAATAGATGAAGAAGGATTCACTCGGGCCGTAGTATTAGCATTAAACACTAGCAACGCTCGCAACGGCGGTGGGGGCGCAATACTTGGCGGTCTAGTAGCGCAATGACCCTCTGGAATCCAGTCTATAGAGTTAAGGTTGATGGCGTTACAGTTACTAGCGCAACCCTAAGCGGCTTAACTATTACCTCGGGTCGCACCGATATTTATCAACAGCCAATTGCTGGTTACTGCAATTTAACTCTTATTGAGACGGCTGAAGCGTCAGTTCCTTATGAAGTAAATGACGCAGTAACAATAGAAGTCCAAGATTCTACTGGCGCTTATGTCAATCTTTTTGGCGGCTTTATTACTGACTTAGGCATTACAGTCCAGACTTCAGGATCAACAGCTACGAGCCAGCAAATTAGAATCGTTGCAGTAGGAGCTTTAGCGCGACTTGCTAGGGCAGTTTATACTGGAAACTTTGCCCATCAATTTGATGGAGACCGCATTGAGACATTACTTAGCGGCGTATTATTTGACCAATGGAATGAAGTGCCAGCGGCCGAGACTTGGAATGGTTATGACGCAACGACTCAATGGCAGGATGCAGAAAATAGCGGACTAGGTGAGATAGACACTCCTGGCGATTATGAGTTGCACTCTGAGACTGGCCTAAACGACACAGTTTATAATTTAGCTTCTAGGTATGCCACTAGCGGACTGGGTTATTTGTATGAAGATTCTCAAGGCCGAATTGGTTACGCCGATTCAACACACCGAAGCCAATACCTTGCGACTAATGGCTATGTTGATCTCGATGGCAATCACGCCATTGGCCCAGCTCTCTCAATTGTTAAGCGAGCTGGCGATGTCCGAAATGCCATAACAGTTGGTTATGGGGTAGGCAATGCCGAGGTCAGCGATGAGGACGCGGCTTCCATAGCCCTTTATGGCCAACTAGCTACCACAATATCTACCACTCTTAGGCATCAACACGACGCTGAAGCCCAAGCAGCCTTCTATCTACTTATTCGCGCTTATCCTCAATTTGCCCTACGGCAGATAACCTTTACTACAGCTAATCCAGAGATTGACAATGCCGACCGAGATAGTCTGCTAAATGTATTTATGGGTATGCCATTGAATATTACTAATTTGCCATCCAATATGACCAATGGAGAGTTCCAAGGATTTGTTGAGGGTTGGACTTGGACTGCAGGTCTTAACCGCCTAGACCTGACAATGAACCTATCGCCTATCGCTTTCAGCCTTCAGGCGTTCAGATGGAACTCAGTCCCAGCGACTGAGACTTGGAATACAATCAGCCCAACTTTGGACTGGCTTGACGCTACAATAGTTGCATAGGAGACTAAATGCCAACGACAAGTAATTTTGGCTGGACAACCCCAGCTGATACAGATTTAGTAAAGGATGGCGCAGCTGCCATCCGCACTTTGGGCAATGGAATTGACACTTCATTTCTTGATCTCAAAGGTGGAACGACTGGCCAGATATTAAGCAAAGCTTCTAATACAGATTTAGATTTTACTTGGACTGCTGGTGGAGACATAACTGAGGTTCAAGCCGGAACTGGTATTTCAGTCGCTTCAGGAACTGGCCCAATTCCAGTAGTAACTAACACAGTGGCCACCGCTTTTGATGCAGCTGGCGATTTAGTTTATGGAACTGGCGCTGATACTTTTACCAAACTTTCACTTGGAACTGCTAATCAAGTTCTGGCAGTCAATTCTGGTGCAACCGCTCCTGAATGGAAGACAGTAGGCTCAAGCGCTTTAGTATTAGTTAAGCGCGGCACTTTTAGCGGTGTGGCGAATACTGGAACAACTTTTGATGATGTATTTACCAGCACCTATGTATCTTACTTATTGAACTTTGAGTTCGTATCTGCCTCAACATTTGCCAATGATTTAATTTTTAATTTAAGAACAACAGGGCCAGCAACTAGAACAACCAACTATAAATCAGCAAGCGGAAGTTTAGCTTTCGGTTCAACTACCTCAACCTATTTTGGTGCTGCTGGTGATGATTTTTGGCAATTAACTAACAACACCTATGGTGGTGGTTATTTATGGTTCAACAGAACAAATAACCAATTACAAGGCTTTTATTATTCTGAAGTAGGCAATGATTTTTATGATTTACAACTTTCTAATGGTGGTGGTGGCGGTTGTATTGGATTCCAACTAAAATCATCTTCCAGTAATATCACAGGGCAAGTTTCCGTCTATGGATTGGCACAGGCATAATGACTACAAAACAAGAAATGTTAGCAATTATCAAAGCTGAAAATCCTGAAGGCTTAAGAGTCGGCAGCGATCAAGATGGCTATACAGAATTAAGCAAAGCTGAAACCGATGCAATTCTTGACAGTTGGGCAGAAGCTAGATTGGCTAAGGAAAAAGCAATAGCAGAAGCCGAAGCGAAAGCAGCAGCAAAAGCTGATTTACTCAATCGCCTTGGCATAACAGCGGATGAAGCTAAACTTCTTATCGGCTAATGCCTAAATTATGCGCAGCAGGAATTCAACTTCGGGAGCAAATCGATGACGATTATCCTGATCGCGATAGGAAGTCTGATGGCTGGATTGCTGATGCTCGCCACCTTGCTAAAGGCAATTCTGACCATATACCATCAAATGGAATCGTTAGAGCTATAGACATTGATTCTGACCTAGCAGCGCACAAAGAAGAAGCTTATGCGTTGGTTGAGAAAATTCGTAAGTGCGCCAAGAAGGGCGATAAGCGCATCAAATATATTATCTACGATGGCAAGATTATGAGCCCAATACTGGGCTGGAAGCGGCGTAAATACTCGGGCCCTAATCCGCATCGTTCGCATTTCCATATTAGCTTTACAACTTTGGGAGACAAAGACAGCAGTTACTTTGACCTAGAAGGGGACAAGAATGAGCGACCTAAAAAAGATGGCCGAAAGCTGGGCAAAGACATTCCTAGCGACAGCACTAGCGACCTATCTAGCGGTAGGATTCGATCTCAATGCGATTGCAAATGCCGCTCTAGTGTCAGTCTTGCCTAGCATAATCAACTGGCTCAACCCTAACTACGAGCGTTACGGCAAAGTCCGGTAATGGTTGCAGCTGAACTAGCAACCCTAGTGGCATCAGTCTTAGGATCAATTGCCCTTCTGATTGCTGGCCTTCGCTACATAATTAAATTGGAGAATATTCCAATAGTGTCGCGCCTTGATAAAATGGAGTCTCAGCTAGAATTGGCCCTAGCGAGAGGGGTCAGAAATGGCAACGCGAAAGCGCGTAAGTAAGAAGCCAGTAAAGCGTAAGCGCACTACTAAAGAGACGCCTTTAACAAAGATTGACTTCTGGGCTATTGCGGCTAATGAAGTTTATAAAGCCTGTCGCAGAGCTGGTATGGATGAAGGAACTTCGCTGGCTTTCGCTATGGATCGTAGCTCTTACCCTGATTGGATAGTGCCAGCCGATGACCCAATAAAGAAAATTGGTTGGGAAGATGGCGAGGAAGATAACTAATCTACTTTAGGGAAGTCGAGTTATTTGAGGCTCTCAAGTCGCTTTACCCAGACTTGACGCCTTTATCAGCGACCGACCGAGCAGATGGCATTACTAGCGATTCTTATATCGAGCTCAAATGCCGTAGAACGCATTACGACCGCCTACTTATTGAGAAGAAGAAGTGGGATTATCTGGCCGATATAAGGGCTAGGACAGGCGCTAAGACCCTTTATATTAATGCGACACCTAAGGGCATCTACCAGTTCGACTTAGGGGCTCTAATCGAGCCTGAGTGGGTTTTGAAAAGTCTGCCGATTACAACCGATTTTAGCAACAAAGCCCATAGCGAGAGGCTGTGCGGCTTCTTTGATATCCGACTCGCCGAGCTATTACTTGTCTAAATAGATTTAAGCAAATACATTTAACCCACTAAATCCATTTACTAGGGTTTAGAAGGGAGCAACAAATGTCATATATAAGCAATTTAGCAACTGATTTAGCCATTATTGCTGAGAGTAAATCAATAAAGGGTTCAGCTGCTCAAACGATTTTAAATGGTTGGAAAGTCCTGCCAGTTAAATCGCGCAATAAATTACCGCATTTTGACCTAATAAAGCGAGGTCATCTTGATGCTACTAATGACTGGCAACTGGTTGATTTTTGGTTTTCAGTTGATCCTAGAATGAATTATGGAATCAACTGCCAAGCCAGCGGTCTAGTCGTATTAGATGTCGATTTTCGAAATGGTGGTGATATCCGCGATTGGATGAAACCAACTTATACAGTCAGCACAGGAGATGGCTTTCATTTGTATTACAGCGTTGATGAGGAACTTAGGTTCTTTGGTCAAGTAGGCGATGGGATTGACATTAAATATAAGGGTTTTGTCGTTGGTGAAGGATCAATTCACAGTAATGGAAACACCTACGTCAGAACCAATGACAATGCAATTGCAAGTCTGGATGATGAAATGAAGGAGATGATTGCTAGATGGTAAATAAACTAACTCTTATTCGATTTGATTCTCAAGCAGGGGCTTGGACCGATGAGACAAATTGGGTTAAGGGATCAATAATAAGAAGATTTGCTAAAGAGCGGATGGGTAAGAAGCAACTTCGAGGCCGTCTGTCTAAGGCTGAAATCTCTGCATATTGGCTTGATAAATATGGGGTGAGTGCAGATGTTTCCTAATTTATCTGATACCCAAGTAGTCGGCATAACAATTCTAGTGCCATTCTTCGGCCTTTACTTATGGGCTCTTTGGAGTTCAGCCAAAGCTAAAGCCTTTAATGAAGGATATAAGAGAGGGAGAGCAAGTGTCCGATACACAGAAATCATTAAATGAATGGCTCGAAAGTGCTGGAAACACACTATTCGACAGGGGCATCGAGTATGGCGACCCGAGGCACAATTTACTACGCATTTTCAAAATCAGTAAAGCACTCGGTATTCAGCTCCGAGACCCAGCTGACTTGGCGCTTATTGCTATCGCGACCAAACTCTCAAGAATGGTGGAAAGTCCAGAGCGCGAAGATTCGTATCTCGATCTCATTGGATATGCCGCTATCTTGGGTCGATTACGATTTTCGAGTCCAGAAGATTGGGACGACATTGAGTCTGACTCGCAATCACAATAGCAATCAATACTGCGATTACTGTAAATATCGCTGGGGACAAAATAAGAATGGTTGGGATTTAAGAGCGACAACTCCAGCAGTCTGGAAAGTCCAAAGCGAAACACCGCTTCGCAAGGCTCAGGTTAGGTTCTATTGCCAGCCTTGCGCCGATGATGCACAGAACTGGCCAGATGGCACATTTTACTCATTGAAAGAACAATTAGAAGATGCGATAAATGATTTCGCAGGGAGAGAGAAGTTAGATGTCGAATTACCTAGATGATTATGTGAGTGTTCAAGACCGATTAAAGGAGTTTATAAATGCTTATCCAGATTATAGAATCAAGACTCATATCTTGGCGGAGTCGCTTGTGGCTAATTGCGATGTCTATATCATTAAAACTGAGCTATATCGCACTGAAGCTGACACACATCCTTGGACTACAGGTCTATCCAGTGAGTCTAAATCCAAGCAATATGCACTGGAGCTTGCGGAAACTGGAGCGTTGGGACGCGCACTTAACCTCGCTGGATACTTCGCTAAGACTAAACAAAGCCCAAAGAAGGCAATTGAAACGACTAAGCCAGCTCTTGCGGAATTCATAAAAGAACAACGCCCTAATGATCCTGAGCCTATTGTCTGGGATGTTACTGCAATAGCAGACCAATTAGGTGCTGAGATAATTGATGAAATCCCATTATGTTCTGGTGGAGATGGACCAATGGTCTTAAAGACTGGCACAAAGGAAGGCAAGGAATATAGGGGTTGGGTTTGTCCTACGCCTAAGTCCGGTCATCCTGCCAAATGGATGAGAGTTGGTTCAGATGGGCATTGGGTCTTTCAGAAATGATTAAAGATGCACACCCTTTCTCTTGCAGTAATTGCAAGCTAGTTACTCCGCACACAGAAATTAAGCGGTATAACACTGAGGATGTGTCTGAAGCGCCAGAGGAAGTATGGTTGGTCGAATGCCAGCGATGCTTCCTTCAGCGCATCATTTATCCATCTGATCGCGTAGCTAGTAAAGAGGACGATATTGTGCGATGCGAGCAATGTGGTGGATGGAAGATGAAATCGGGTAAGTGTCGAGTATGTCGATTAGCAGCTGGTTTTGAGAAAATCAGCGTAAAATACTGGACAGGAAACTCAACTATGGAAAGGCCCTACGATGAGCAAGCCCCACTCTATTAAATATATTAAACAGTTAATGGAATGGGGATTTGATAAGGAGTTTATAGCCAAAGATTGTGGTATCAATCTGGCATCACTTGAGACCAGATTAAGAAGGCAAGAAGAAAGGGAGCGCAATGGGAATCAAGGAACTGAGTCTGGAATTAGCAGCGGTGAGTCTGATAGCTGATGAGGCTAAGAAGGCCAAGGATAGGCTGAGAGCAGCTCTACAGGCCGAAATGGATGCAATAGGAGCAGACAGAGTAAAGGCTGAATATGGTGATGATGTTATCGCCTATGTGACTACCAGTAAGCCTAAATTTAAGTGGATAGTTAAGAATGAGCGCGAGTTCGTTAAATGGGTAAAAAGCAATATATCTAGCGAGATAGTTGAGACAGTAAGAGAATCGTCAATTGATGCGATATTAGATAAGTTCCACTATATCAATGGCGATGATGTTATTGATCCAAATGGTGAAAGAGTTGAATGGCTAGAAGGCACAATAGCTGAGCCTTATCTGGTTACTAAGTTCCATAGTGACGGCAGGGAAAGGCTGAAAGACGCCTTTCAATCAGGCCAGTTAGAGTTTAAGAAGATATGGGAGTTAGAATGAAAGATGACATATACCCAATATGGAGAGATATAGATGATCATATGGATATGCCGGATGGAGTTGATTCATAGCAAATACTAATAAAACTTGTCCATATAGTGAGATGAGGAGTAAGTCAATGCGTAAGATATTTGACAGAGGCATTACCATAACGCCAAAGCGCGGGCGCATAGCTGGCCCTTCAGCGAAGGTTAGGACAGCCTATTGCCTTTCGCTGATGCTACTGGCCTTACAGGCTATATCTATACAATCATCAAAAGCAGATATGAATCTAAAACTTTATGCTTACAACAAATTAGATTGGTCAGAGTTTCAATGTTATAACTGGTTAATTCATAAAGAGAGTAGATGGAATCCAAAGGCTCGTAATGGATCACACTATGGCCTTGGTCAGATGCGTTCTGCTTGGTATAGAGACCTTAGCCCTAGGCAGCAAATAGATGCACATATTAAATACATAAGACATAGATACGCTGATGCTTGCATTGCACTTCATCATCTTGAGACTAAGGGCTGGCATTGAGCAGACGCTATAACTCCAGCTACTACCAAAAGACAAGACTTCAAGTGCTTCAAAGAGATTACAACACCTGTCATTACTGCGGCCTGGAAGCCACTACAGTTGATCATCTAATACCTATAAGCAAGGGTGGCACTGATGAAGCTTCTAATATGGTGGCTTGTTGCACTCAATGCAATAGTTCTAAGCGCGATCGTATGACCCCCACCTTTTTTGAGCGCGCCAGCAGACCCACGACCCCCATTGGGAAGATTTTCCCTGAAAATGGCTCGGCTAGGCACTATCAGGAATGAAACAAATTGAAATGGCTCAATTGGGAGAGATTGCCCGAGTCAGGGACGAATCGACTTACCGAGGTGTGGCAGAACCGCGTATTCACACAAAACTCAACGATTTACCCTCACTAGGTGAGCAAATGATTAAATTCTGCGAGGAAATCGGCTTTGAGCTTATGCCTTGGCAGCAATGGCTGGCTCATCACAGCCTAAAACAAAAACCCGATGGCCGATGGGCTCACCCAGTAATTACTTTGCTTTGCGCTCGGCAACAAGGCAAATCAACCTTTATGGCCCTTCAAATTCTATTTAGGATTTATGTATTAAAAGAAAAACTTCAAGTTCATACCGCCCATAAGCTAACTACTTCAGCAGAGCTCTTTTATAAGATTTATGGAATTATTGAACAGAATCCAAGGCTAGCTGCTGAATTTACTAAGAAGCTGGAAAGTAAAGGCTTTCAAGA